TAGAAGACCAGTTGACGATTAAATCGTTCCTTGGTCGCATGGCCCGTGTGGTCACTTCGGATGAACTGGCTCCGATTGCGCGAGGAATGTCGAGATAAGAATTAATCCCTTCTTTTGGTAAACGGGTGCTTGAGAACCTTCCGCCTGGCTCTCCCCTGTACAATTTCGAGAATGATGCAATGCATTCTTCAGGTAGCTTTAGCCTACGTGGGGAGGACTGGTGGAGGGAAACACTTACTAAATTCAAAGCTAGTAAACCTTCTTCCACACCTGAGCGCGGATTCGCTATGCTTAAGACTAAGCTAGCTTATCTCAGAAGGAACCCCCTGCCGATGGTACCCGAACCTCACTGGACCACTAACTCTGGTTATCCTTATTTTAGGAGAGCGGAATATGTGGAAAAGGAAGTAAATCGCGACATTGAAGCGATCCTCTATTCACGCACTGATCGTGCTGAAATGATGAATTGGCCCTACATGCTTGGTTGGCGTGGACAGCCGAAGAAGTTTCCAGACGTGACGAAGTCCCGCGTTGTGTGGATGGAGGTCAAGAGTTGGAGTGCGGTAACCTCTATGTTTACGTATCCAATTATTGACGCACTTAAGCAAGTTCCTGAGTTCTGCCAATTGGCCGGGCCTCAAGCGGTGGACACCACCGTGCTTGCTGGGATCATGGGAAAGCCAAAAGATAGACACTTCATCTCTGGTGATAAGTCTTCTTTCGATGCGAGTATCTCTACTGAGATCTTGTATGGCGCAATTGACGTCGTTAAGAGCTTATTGTTCTTGACTAATGAGCAGGAGGAAATCTTCGATGCTTGCTTTTCACGGTTTGTTGACAAAAGCCTGTTAACACCAGATGGAAAGTTTGTGGTGGATTCGGGAGTTCCTTCTGGCCACGGTGCTACCAATCTCATTGACAGCATTATTACGCTGGCTTTGATCTATGAGATGGTTGGTGAAACTTGGTGCTTGGCCGGTGGAGATGATGACACAGCAAGCTATCCTATGTCAGTCTCGGCAAAGGATGTGTCAGATTTCTACGCCGGGTATGGCATTACTGCACACCCTGAGAAGCAAATGGTATCGAAGGATGTCATTCTCTTCCTCAATCGCATGTTTGGAAATGTTTTAGCGGACGGGTCCATACGTGCTGGAGCTAGATCTTGTGTTCGTGCCTTTAATGGCATTATCTCGACAGAGCACAAGCTTAATCTCAATCGTTACGATTGGATTTTGCGTTATTGGTCTCAGATTCAGGAGTGTGAGTACAACCCAACTCGCGAGCTATTGCTTTCTAGATGTAAGCAGCTCGACAAATTTGGGCTTTACCTTAATTCCAATGCCGAGATCCGAGAAGTACTTGCGAAGGGCGACCTTTCGCGCGTGGACTATGTCTCAAAAGACGTAGTGTTTAGGCTTTCGCAAAAGCCTATTTTCTCATGGTGGATCTTCAACAGATGACACCGGGGTGGCTACCGC